GACAGCAACGCACGACAGCGCAACGAATGACGAAGGCCAGCCGCTTTCTGTCAGTGCATATGGTAGTGCTGGTGTTGGCGATGCTAATGCCGACAGCTTCACAGCGTTTGACAGTCTCACACAGGAACAGGTAAAGGGCTGGGTGCTGGCATCACTAGACAAGACCGAAGCTGAATTACAGGCGATGCTTGACCAGCAGTTAGACAACCTAATTACGCCACCGATTGTGGGCAAACTTCCAGCAGGGTGGTAACAATGGAAATGGGTTTCTTAGCTGACGTTCTAATAGGTGTTATAATCGGTGGTGGTGCTTGGTACATCAATCACCTGACCGCTAGGATTAACCGTCTTGAGGAACGCATCAATTCTACGAGAGAAACTTTCATCCACAAGGATGAGATGTCTACAATGATGGGTCGCATTGAGGACAGGTTTGCTAGGTTAGAAGACTTGCTTCACAGGCTTATGGAAAAGTGAGCCAGTTTCTTGTCATCTTTGTTATCCTGACGCAACAGATGACATTTGTTATTAAGCCTTACGAATTAGATTATTGCCCCAGCTACGAAGAAGCAAAAGCGAATATGTCACATTTATACCAACAATATGATGTGGGGTATTGGTCGTATCAGTGTTTCAATCGAGGCAGTAATGTGTGATGTCAAAGTTTGTAGTGGCATTTTCGTTAGTGATGTATCTGGGGACAGGTGATGACCGAAGACCTGTTGATACAAATCTCAGATTTTATAATGTGGATGATTGTCTTTATTTTGCATCTCGTTTGGCTCAGCGACACGGTAACTATAGCCATATAGATTTTATTGACCCAAGAGACAGGGTTACGACATACTGTTTACCTAAAGCATACGACCCTAGCTTGGTGGAGATATTTTGATGCTTGCTGAATTGAGTGCCGCTAATGCCGCCTTTGCTGTCATCAAGCAAGCGGTGACTAATGCTGGTGATGTAGCCAAGGCTGGCTCTGCGCTGATGTCTTTCGCCACAGCCAAGGAAGACTTGGAAAAGAAACTGCGCGGCAAGAACAAGGCCGCCGCAAACCAGTCAGACCTAGAGGCTTTCCTAGCCCTAGAACAAATCAAGCAATACGAGAAAGACCTCAAAGAAATTATGATTTATACAGGCCGCCCCGGCTTGTGGGCAGACTGGCAGGGGTTTCAAGCTGAGGCTAGAAAGGAACGCCGCGAGGCAGAGCTAAAGGCAGAGCGCCGTAAAGAGTTTATGGCTGAGATTGTTGTTGGCTTTCTGGCTACAATAATATTTATTGGTATTGTTGGAACGGCGGTTTATGTACTCAGAGGCTAGATGATAACAGCCACAACTACTGGCTTGATCGGCGAACACATCGCGGCGGCTTCGATCCTGTCGATGGGGTGGCGTGTCGGTATGGCACAGCAAGACAGTGTGGATCTGCTGGCTTGGAACAACAACACATATGTCCGGGTTCAAGTTAAGTCTGCCAGCCCATATGAATATAATAAGGGCGGCTATCAATTCCAGCTAGGCTCTGGATCTAAGTCAAAGAAATTGCCATCCATCCAGCTATTCGATATGATTGCGCTGGTCGCTGTCGATCAGCGCCGGGTCAAATATCTAGCCACGGAACAGGTGCAACAGTTTACCAAGCGATGCACCCGGCGGTGGTTTGAAGATCTGGAAAACGAAATCGACAGCTTTAATTATGCGATTGAAATCATCGAGGCGCGAAATGGATTGGTCAAGGTATCCTAATTTTAGTGAGGATGAGTTTAAGTGTAGTCATACTGGTAAGTGTGCAATGGATAGTGGCTTTATGGATAAGCTACAGGCATTGCGCTCAGAGCTTGCTGAGGCGATGACAGTGACGTCTGGCTATAGAGACACCAGCCATCCTGTTGAGGCCAGCAAGGGGCGTCCGGGGACGCATACACGCGGCATTGCTGTGGACATAGCGTGTGACGGTCAGCAGGCGTATCGGATTATGGCGCTGGCAATGAAGCACGGTTTCACTGGCATCGGCGTCAGCCAGTCTGGCGGCGGTCGGTTCTTACATTTGGATACGTTCACTGGTGGGCCGCGTCCGAATGTCTGGAGCTACTGATGTCAGCCAAAGACATATTGGAATGGAAGATACTGCCGCGTCTAATGATGGCGATTATGACGCTGATGAGTTGGCGTTGTGCCGAGTGGTTTATGAAATTGGAAGACCCAACAGCCGCACAGTCAGCCTTTGTCAGCGTTGTAATGGGCGCTATGACAGGTGCGTTTGGTATTTGGATGGGAAATGAGGCAAAGAAATGATTGATTTATTAGTCGGCCCTATCACCGGGCTATTGGATAAGTTTATTGAAGACAAGGATCAGAAGGCACAGCTCGCTCACGATCTCGCCACAATGTCACAGCGTCATACGCAAGAGCAGATCTTGGCGCAGTTGGAAATCGCCAAGCAAGATGCCAAAGGTAATTGGTTTCAGTCGAGTTGGCGCCCATTGATCGGGTGGATCTGCGGCTTGTCTTTGGGCATCAATTATATGGTCGCGCCTATTGCCGCTGGGTTCGGCATCACCATACCTCAAGCGGATATGAGCGTGATGATGCCGTTGTTGTTTGGTATGCTTGGCATCGCTGGTATGCGTTCCTATGATAAGAAGCAAGCCACCGATACCAAGTAATCTTACAGCTCTTTAATGCTGAGTGTCTTCTGCCTAACAAATGTTTCCGGCTTGGCAGGCACGACCTTCTCAGGTTGCGCCTTGGTGCGCCGCATCGGCCATTTGATTTGGTAATGCGACAGACCAATGTTTACTCGCGCCTCATCGTGGTTGCCCATCAGCTCTTTGATCGTAGCCTCGGCCTGATCTATGTCAGCCTCGGCTTGTTTCTTAGCTTCCTTGGCGGCGATGAGATCCTCAAACGCTGTGAGTGCATCCGGCTGGTCGTTTAGATCCAGCGGTTCTGCGTCAGGCTCTGCCTCTGGATAGGCGTGGTTGCCATCGTCAGACGATAGCACCGGGTACATATCGCCTGTCTTGCGGCGTTTCTCAAAGTTGAGGATGGCATCCTCGATGCGCTTTTGCATGACCGCATCAGCTTCATAAACGAAGACACGCATTTCAATGCCGCGATAGAGTACGCAGACAGCGCCCCATTTATAACCGCCACACATCATCTGCGCCTGTAATTGCCAGACGCCTCGGTGTGCGGCTGGCATCTCTTCGGGCATAGCGCTGGTGGCCTTAGCTTCCAGAACGCCTATCGTGCTGATGTCAATCTCATCGCTGGTCATGCAATATATACCATTAGCGGTATCAGTCTTGATCGTGCCGTTGGCAACGCCCAGCCCATCAAGGCTGGCGGCCAGCGGCAGATCAGGGTGGAACTCCGGCTTGGTTATATTGACCTCATGATTGCGTAAGCCCAAACGTTTGGCGGCTTCATTGAGAATAACATTCTCAAGGCGGTCACCCCACTCGGTAATCTCATTGCCGTGGAACGTAGGCTCAAACTTATCGTGATCCCTCTGGATCATTTCAGATAGCAATTCGTTCTGCGTTGCGTAAGGCGATAGACCCAGCAACACTGGTATGCGTGATGCTGAAATCATATTATCAGGTGTTAGTTTACCGACCATTTTACATTCCCCCAAAGTAAGCTATTGCGCCCCACCAAGTGAGCTGTGGGTTACCAGTGATATTGAGCCAGCCCATCACAAAGACGGCGCCAGCAAGATAAGCTATGAATTTAGCCATTGAACAATCTCCCTTTTGTTAAAGAATATGTGACGTTTTAGCGTCACCTCGCGCCACGGCTTTGGCGAATTTTTTTTCCACCAACGATAAGCCTCAGCTTTGGTGGCGAAAAACATACTCGGTTCTTCGATTTGCCAGATAGTTGTTTGAGCATACATTATGCTAACTCCCGGTTGACTAGGTTACGCACAGAGGTGCTGTGCCACGCGCCACCCATTGCGGATGGAATACGAGCGTCATTCAGAGTGTCGGCAATCTTCGCAAACGACACGCCTGACTGACGTAATGTTTTAATGATGGGCATAGCCTCGACAGCAACAGTGGCTGTCTTGCCCCTACGAGCTTCACCAGCGGCTTTACCGCCTGCGTGTGGGTTAGGACTGCCCAGCTTGGTGCCACGGCGTTTAGCGGCGGCTAGGGCGTCCTTGGTGCGCTCACTGATACGGCGACCCTCGAACTCAGCAAACACCGACATCATCTGCAACATTGTGCGGTCGGCCTCTGGCATATCGGCGCAAGTGATCGGCACGTTAGCTTCTAGTAAGTTGGCAATAAAAGCCACATTACGAGCCAGTCGGTCGAGCTTGGCAATTAACAAGGTGGCGCCTTCACGTTTGGCGTGGGCCAGTGCCTCAGCTAATTGTGGGCGGTGGTTGTTCTTACCGCTCTCTACCTCAACATATTCTGCGATGATGCTGTCAGCGAATGGCGCGACAGCTACGCGTTGTGCTTCTAAGCCAAGGCCGGATTGACCTTGGCGCTGAGTTGATACACGAAAATAAGTGATGTAAGTGGTCATTATGCTACCCCAAATTCTATTGCGGCTTGAGCCATAAGATAGCGCATTTCTTCATCATAAAAATCAGCACGCGACCAATCATCACCTGAGAGCTGTTCACGTTGTGCTTCAGTCATATAAATAAGGTGAAGATCAAGATCACAACAAATGTTGCCGTATGCGTCACGCTCAATAGCATTGAATTCAGCGTTTGTGTACTTTTCAGTGCGGTTAAAATCAAATTTTGCCATCAGATAATCTCCCTTTTGTCTGTCTGATAATTATTATATTAGACCAAAATACATAATGTTCAAGTAAAATATAGCCAAAAAACGAAAAAAAATGATGGGGTGCTTGCAACACTATGTATTTCTATATAATTATTTTCACATCAATCGGGAGATACAGATGGTCAATTCAAGAGCCAAAGGCAGTCGCAACGAATTAAAGGTCGCGGCAGATCTATACGAAGCCTTGGGCATTAAGTTTGAAAGAATATTAGATCAGACTAGGCAGGCTGGGCTGGGTGATCTGCGCCCGGTCAGCGGTTCGTTCCCCTTTACATTAGAGCTAAAGCATTACAAGGAAGGCGTCCAAGCTCGCCCAGAATGGTGGGATCAGGCCATCACTGCGGCGCAGTTAGCAGGCAACTACCCAGCTCTTCTATACCGCTACAACCGCCAGCCAGTACGTTGCCGGATACCGTTACAGGCAGTCATAGATATGCCAGAGTTTAACGTGTACGCCGGGGGCGGCAATCCCTACGATTGGCGCTATGCGTGTGAGGTGGACTTCGACACGTTTTGTATGATCTGCCGGGAGCTAATGTGATGCTATATGAAACCGAAGAAAACAAGAACGCCGAAGACAAGTTGAGGACAGCCTTGGGCGATGCGTATGGCTATAATATGGTGGCGTTGCCCATCAAGTATAGCCTCGATTGTCTCGCGTTTAAGGGTAAAGAGGCTAAGTGTTTCTTTGAATTTAAGTGTCGTACAGTAGCAAGCACTGAGTATGACACGGCCCTAGTCAATCTGCACAAGGTGATAGCCGCCGCCAACATAACCAAGGCGACAGGGCTAAAGTGTTGGCTGGTGGTGCAGTGGACAGATATGGTCGGCTTCATAGATTTTGAAGCTGACAAAGAGATCGGGATGAGTAAACGGCGTGACCGCAATGAGGCGGCAGATCTGTTTGCTTACTACCCGGTGAGTGGGTTCAAGACATTGAGCCTTTATTGAAACTAGCGTTACAGTAGGAGTTATAGTTATGGCGTTAGGATTACAAACAGAAACCACCAGTGGTGGCGACATCGTTCCAATCGTTAAGTGGGACGCAAAAGCTGGCGATATGATCGTTCAAGATCGTGTTCAGTCAGCCAGTGGCGAATGGCAGAAAGAGGAAAGGGAGATGCCCCTGCCCACGAAATTCGCTATGGATATGGCTGGTATGGAAGTTGGGTGGCTATCATTTGCTTCCGGCGCACCAGACTTTCGTATGGTGAAGCTGGGCGAAGCTATGCCGCCAAAGCCAGAGGGCGATTTCAAGAACGCCTTTCGGGTACGCATTGGATCAAAGGATCTGGGATTGCGTGAGTTTTCGCACAGCGCCAAGACTGTGATCCGGGCTATGGACACGTTGCATAATCAGTACGAGGCTGAAAAAGGCAACAACCCCGGCAAGATCCCAGTGGTGGAGATCTCCGGCACAGAAACCGTGAAGATCAACACTCCGCAAGGTGAGTTGCGTTTCAAGGTGCCGCAATGGTCTATCAGTGGGTGGACAGACAAGCCGGAAATGTTTAACAACACGGCATCTGCGCCTGAGCCTGTCGCCGCTGAACCAGCTCCGGCTGTGAGCGATGACGACTTGTTCTAGGTCGTAGTAGACAGGGGCGTGGCACTCTCCCGGCCGCGCCCCTGTCGTTTCGGGAGATCGGGAGTGAGGCATAATAATGACAAACATAGCGGCTTATATAGACACGATTGCGCGACACTACTGGGGTGAGCCTACCAGTGTACGCGGCACAGAACTTAGGTGGGGGACACACGGCTCAAAGAGCGTGGATCTAAAGAAAGGTACCTTTTACGATCATGAGGCTGGCGAAGGTGGGGGCGTAGTGGATCTGGTAAAGATGCACGAAGGCGCCCAACTTGCCAGCTTGCCTGATATCTTAGAGCGTAAGTTTGGGATACCAAAGCAGACGCAGAAGACATTGGCGCCAGCTCGTTGGCTGTCTAAGCGCTATGATTACTACGATGCTGATGGCGTTCTGGCGTATCAGGTCGAGCGATACGAACCCAAGACATTCAGACAGCGTAGGCCAGAAGGCGATGGCTGGGTGTACAATATGGATGGTATCGAGGCGGTGCCATATAATCTGCCGGAGATGATTACCAACCCAGACAAGGTTATTGTCATAGTCGAGGGTGAAAAGTGTGTCGAAGCATTAAGACGTTATAACGTCATAGCGTCATCAAATCACGGCGGCGCAGGGAATTGGAAGCCAGAGTTAAATCAGTATTTCAAAGATAGGAAGGTCGTTATCATTCCTGACGCGGATGCGGCTGGCGATAAACACGCCCGAAAGGTCATCCAGAACTTACTAGGTGTTGCCAAAGAGGTGCGCCGTGTGGATCTGCCGGGGCTATCGGATAAGCAGGATGTCTTCGATTGGCTGAACTCAGGCAATGATGTGTCTAAATTAAAGGCGTTAATTAAGACATCCGAGCCTATCGTGGCAGTCGAAGCTGTCGAGGATACGCCAGAGGCGCCACAAGCTGACGTCTTTCAGACGTTCGATGAAACCTATCTTATCAATATGCCGCCAGTCGATTGGCTGGTGGATGGTGTGCTTACTAGGCACGGCTTCAGTGTCATTTATGGTGCGCCGGGTACAGGCAAATCATTCCTAGCGATTGATATGGCGATGAGCATAGCTCACGGTAAGCTGTGGCAGGAACGCCCTACGATGCGCGGTGGCGTCCTTTACATAGCTGGTGAGGGTGTTGGCGGCTTGGGCAAACGTGTCAAGGCGTGGCGGCTTTATAGAGGCGCTGAGGGCTTGGGTGATATGGTAGTCTTGCCTACCGCTGTTAATTTCAGAGAGAATGAACAGATTGAAAAGCTACTCCGCACTATAGATGCGCTCGGCAAGCGCTTCAGTTGCGTTGTCGTGGACACGGTGGCTAGAGCATTGCTAGGCGGCGAAGAGAACTCAGCGACCGATATGGGGCTGTTCGTGGGCGCTTGTGACGCCATCAAGGCGCATTGTGGTTGTGCGTTGGTGGCTATCCATCACAGCAATAAGAGTAGCTCGGCTGGCATCAATGCTATGCGCGGCTCATCAGCGTTGGCTGGTGCGGCTGATACGGTCATTAATGTACAGCGTGATGAGGATGTGGTTACCGTCACTATGGAAAAGCAAAAGGACGCAGATCCGGCTGACCCGATGAAATTCGATATGGTCAATGTGGCGATGCTGGGCGATACGTCAGTCGTATTGCGTCAGCAGGGCGGCGAGGGCAGTACGGCGAAGGGCGGCAAACCAAAGAGTGTCAGCCTCAATA